AAATGTTTTAGTGATTCAAAAATTGCAACTCTGTCTGCATTGGTTTCAATGTCAGTCATGATTGCTCTTTCAATATCTGAAAGTGATGCTTCTATATCTGTTTTTAGATTTTCATCACCTTGTAAATCTTTGATGACAAAATCATCAATTTTCATTCTAAAGAATGGGGAGTTGGGGGGAACTAAAGCAAGTAATAATTTGGAAGCGAGGTTATTGACTCCTCTTGCTCCAATCCCTTGATAGGGAGTTGGATATCTTGTTACGTTACTTGCTGACTTTGGGGGAATTAAAGTAGGCAAAGTTAATTCTGATGAATCCCTTGCCCTCTCTAGAAAAACTTCTCGGTCTAGCATACACGATTGATACCGCCCTTGGGCTGTACCAATATATTGGTCAGTCATACTATCTTGGTAATGGTAATTGGACACCCGATCCTAGTCCTCTGAGAAGTGGTATTCTCAAAATCCGCCTACCTCTTCTACTTGTTTCCACTGAATCGCCATCACCTCTACTTCTGCCTGTAGTTTCAGCAGATGTTGGAGCAGCTTGCATATTCATTTGTCTTGGTGGAATAGATGGTGGAGGTGGTGGAGGAGCCGGTGGCCTTCCGCCTACGCACATTATATTATTGTTTCTTCTTGTTGTTTTAGTTTGTCGATTAAGAAATTAATGACACTTCTTTGGCCTGATTTGTACCAAACTTCTTTGTCTGACCATGTTAAATCCGCAGATTTTTCAGGAAAAAGTTCATCTAAAAACTCGATTAAATCAGCTGACACATCAGGAAACTTATCAAGATTTAGGTCATTTCTTTCTTTAGAGTGGAAGGGAACTGACTTTTTACTCATCTGCAGCTATTTCACCTGCAATGCTCATGTATCCGCAAGCATCTACATAGTCATCTTTATTAACATTACCTGTTTTTGTTCTAGCAATTTTTAATAAAGCCATCATTACAGCTACATCATGAGCAGTAATCTCTATCTTTTTATAAGCTGACCATAAGTCAGCTATGTTAGCGTGATTTTCTAACTTATTTCCATGAGTCATATTTCTATCTTCACTAACTAAGATAGAAGCAGTGTTTAAATATTCAGGCGCTTTCATTGGATGCTCCATAGTATGGGTTGATTTTTAGAAAAGTCATATTCACCACTTCTTAAAATACGAGCTAGTCTTGCTTGTGTTTGAATTTCTTGATCGCTAAAGTCATGCTTTTTATATTCACGAACAACAGCATCCCACATAGCTTTAAAATTTCCTTTTAGTGGTTTAAGAATTTTCTCTGCTGTTTTTTCTCCAATAGTAGGACATCCTGAATAACCATCTACTCGGTCTCCCATTAAAGTTTGTTTTAAGAAATTATAATCTGCAGTTTCTTCATCTATTTCTTCTACACCCTGAACTTCGAATTGTGATGATGGACTATTGTTTAATCCATAGAAATAAACATTAGAAGGAATTGTTCTTAAGTCTTTATCTTTAGTAATAATTGTTTTTGTAAAACCATCATCTTGTGTAGCTAAGATACCTAAAACATCGTCAGCTTCTAAATTAGGATAAATAACAGTTTCATATTTTTCCTGAAAATATTCCTTGATCGCTTTGTAGGTCAGAGGTTTTCTAACAGTTTTACGAGCAGACTTATAAGTATCTGAAATTTGTTTTCTAAAATTTTTCTTATCAGATAAAGCTACAGTAACGTGGTCAGAGAATAAAATTTCTTTGTAGTTTTCTATAAAATTAGAAGCCCGAGTAAGGCTTTCTTTTTCTGATGCGTGTAGTGTCCATAAATCATCATCCCACTTGGTAGCCTCTTCACAGGCAGCGGCGATAGAATAGGCAACTATATCTCCATCAATTAATAGTTTTCGTTCTTTGGCTTTTAGAGACATTAATTATTCCTTTTAAATATGTTGATAAATCAGTCCTAAATAGGACTTCGGTTAAAACGTTGGACATACAATTTACGATGTCCTCTTCGCTAGACTCTTTGTTTAAATTGTAGAGCCAATAAGCAACGTGCATGATCTCGTGGATCAAAAGATTTGCGAGAGACGCACCACCTCTTTCAACAATATCTTCACTTATAAATATTGTGCGTAGAGATGCGTGAAAGCTGCCTTCTTCTCTGCATAGCTCATAGGCTAAATGAGAAGGAACAACTTCTAACTTGATTGTTTCATGTCCGATCTTAAGTGACTTTGGTAATTTCATGGATAATTGCTTTGAATGGAATTAGTACCCCTTTAGTTTGTTTACCATCTCCACACCATCTAAAGTTGTCTTTATATTTATGTGTGAGTTTTTTCAGGTCTCTTGTTTTAAAGATAATTGAAAAATATTGTCTTTTAGCTTTTGTAAAACAAATGACCCAAAGTTTTGATTTGGTAACAGAGATACCCGTAGGCTTTCCATTTCTTTCGACTTCAACTAATATGTTGCCGGTCTTATCCCACCAATCACGTTCCGCTTTAATTTCGACTTTAGATATAGGCAGATTAATTGTTTCAAAAAATTTCTTTTCGTGAAACCTTCCATAATTTAAGTCAGCATCGAACTTATTATCAGAGTTATATTTTAATGAGTGTCTGCCCATGAAGAACCTATTTTGTATTCTCCATCCAATGGGCAGTTAAGGTTATATACATACTGTACTTCTTTGATGGCTTTGACTGCGGCCTTCCCTAGCGCATCTGCTAAACCTTCTCTTACTTGTAATTGTATTTCGTCATGGATGTGAGCAACCATCCGAGCATCCTCAGTCCATTGTTCCCATAAGATACGAGAGTTTAAAAGGACTGTGGCTTTCTTAACGATGATTGCTCCACATGATTGTAAGAGAGTATTAAATGAACTATGGAGACTTCTTATTTTAAGATGTCTACCATCTATTCCTCGCAGATATCCTTGATGCTTTGCTCTAGCTTCCACGTCTTGTTTCAGCTTTCCTAAAGCAGGATTTCTACTAAGAAACTTTTTGCGTAATTCTTTACCATCCTTTGCAGATCCATTGACTATCTCACCTAGTCTTTTGTCGCCTGCAGAATAAATAAAGGCATATATCAAGGTTTTTGCTTGGTTTCTTGTAGGTAAACCCGCAGCTTCTTGATTACTAGAATGGATATCTCCATTCAATATTTCATCTACCATCTTCCCTTTATCAAAAGGATGCAAGTAGTGAGCGAGACATCGCAGTTCTAAACCTGCAACATCCACGCCCACTAGCTTGTGTTCAGAAGGGCATATGAACAAACTTCTACATTCCTTACCATAAGGAACATTTACAGATGGAACCTGAGCTATATTAGGGCTTCGATGTGTGCATCTACCCGTAACAGCTCCATTGGTAATAACACTTCCATGAATACGATTACCTTTAACTAATTTTAACCAAGCATTATTACCCTCAGCTAGTTGCCCTAGCCTCTTTGTAATTAACTTATATTCTGTTAAAGGTTTCGCTTCCGGGTATGGAAGTGATCCTAAGACTGTTTCGTCTAATTTAGGTTTTCCGTTTTCAGTAAAATCTTTTGGTTTCCACTTATATTTTAAAAGAAGAACATCACTAATATGGTCGTTACTATTAGGATTAAAAATAATTGTTTTCTTTCGATGTATGGGAACTCCGGCTTTATACCCCCGAGTTTTGTTATCCCTTTTTGGAGTAAAGACTCCATCATCTTTTTCATAAGGTGGAAATATTCTTTGTAATTCATCATTTAATTGACTTCTCCTTGATTGTAATTTTTGTGTAAGTTTTTCTGCAGCAGGAATATCAAACATAAATCCATTTTCTTCTTGCTTCAGAATACATTTCTGAAATTCATGTTCTAAGTTAATAGACTCTTCAGAATATTTTTTGCTTAAAATCTTTTCATAGAGTAAGTAGTTTAATTCTACATCTCTTTCGCAATATGTTTGCATTTCCTCAGACCATTCTGACCAATCAGATGTATGGCCAAAGTCTCCTTTATGGAAATCTAATCGATGACCCCAAGACTCTAGACTATGTTTGCCTATCATCTTGGCAGGAAATGATTTATCGAGACTAATTTTTCTAAAGTCTAAATCTTTAATATCAGACCATATGAGCCTTGATAGAACTATCGTATCTCTTATCTCTGCTTTAGGTTTCCAATCAGGGTAAACTAGTTGGATCGCAGGGATATCAAACTTGATAATGTTATGTCCTATTAATAAGTCTGCTTGGCTTAGTATTTCTAATCCTGCTTCAACCTGATGAGGTCGAAAGCTTTGTATTTCCTTAGTTTCTATGTCTTTAATAACAAGACAATGGATGGTGTCCATTGTGTCTAACAATCCATTCGTCTCAATATCAAAGACTAATTTCTTATTAGTCATTAATACTCCTTAATTTTAGTGTGTGATTTCTATTCTGATTTTGTCTGTGTTAGGCATGAACACAGAAACTTTATCCATAGCATTTCTGATTACTTTTGCTGACGCATAGTCGTGGCAATAGATAATCGGGATAACATTTGGAAAATTATTTGCTTTATAAACTGCTCTCATAACAATAATAAAAGTATTACGAGTATTCCTCTGATCCTTTTTGCTTAATGAAAGAAAGTATGGGTCATTGAGAATGTAGTCCTCTACAAAATCAATAATCTGTTTTTCCGCTTTCCTGTCCATTGGAGTGTTGCAAGTTACCCAATTCAAGAAGTCGTCCGGATTTATCATCATATTGTAATTGACAGGCGACTCCTGTCTTACCTAAAAATCTATTTTTCAATACTCTTATTGTCATAAGGTTTTTATTATCTTCGTCTTGTTGGTTTCTCTCGCAGCCTAAAACCATATCACTAAGCTGAGCGATAGCACCACTTCCTCTAAGATGACCAAGAGAAGTGCGGGCTCCATCAACATGGTCTCGGTTTCCTTCTAGTCTTTTTAAGTGGCATACTGTTATTAG